GATCGGCACGCCGAGCGTGATCGACCAGCGCGCGGCCACGGCCGCCATCGAGGTCGCCGGATCGCCATAGGCCTGCTGCCGTTTGGCGATGACCCCATCAGCGCGTTTGAGCACCGTTCGGCTTTTCATGCGCCTGCCTCCGCCGGTTTGAGTGCGGTGGCAGCCACGGAGGCCAGCAAATCAAGCACAGCACCAATCACCGACGCCGGCGCGCTACCGCCCAGGCGACCCATGCTGGAGGCAAGCTCCACGGCACTGACGCCGTGCTGCATCAGCACCGACACGAGCACGCACGAATCCGCCAGGAGGGCGTCAAGCGAGGAGCCGGTTTTGATCCCGTGCGTGAAGACCTCGCCGGGGCGGCTGTCCGGATAGAACCCGATCGTCACGGTGAACTGCTGACCCGCATGCTCGATGCCGACCGTCAGGGCGGCGCGGCGGTTTGGGAGGCGTTCGCGCGTCATCGCACGCCTCCCTGGGTTTCGATCGCCCACAGCAGGATGGCGATGGCGTCAGCCTCGTTGTCGTCAGCGGGGTTGAACCCGCGGGCGCGAACGGCGTCGATCACCGCCTTCTTGTCGGCATTACCTTTCCCGGCGATGAACCGCTTGACCGTGCCGACAGGCACGCCCTGGTAGGGGACGTCGTGCTCCTCGCACCAGGCGCTCAGCGTCGCGAGAAATCCGCCGTAGGTGTGGCTCGCGTCGGTGCCGGCGTGGCGGCGAACCTCCTCGAAAACAAGCCGCCGAATACCGCCTGCGAGCATCGCCATCTCGACCAGCCAGTCGGTGAAACGCAGGTAGCGCATGCCGCCTCCTTCGAAGCGACGTGGCCGAAAATCCTGCGTGCCGGACTGGATCAACCCCGACGCAGTGCGCAGGGCCCAGCCCGTCGTTGAGCCGAGATCGAGCGCCAGGATTGTGCTGCTGGTGGTGGTTAGCTTATCGCGGCGCTGCTGCGCCTCGACCATGGACATGGTGACCTCCTCGAGGTGCGGGCGGTCGGGGCGACTGCGGCATCCGGCCGAGGATGCGGCGCTCGCCCGAACCAAGAGGGTTCGGTCCAAGTCAGATCAGGGCTTTTCGTCAACTGACGTAATGACGAAACTTTGACGCGTGAGATGGGGTGTAAGTATATGATATTTATCATTATTATTACTTTCATCATTATATCAATGCGATCCAGAAGGTCCCCGTGCATCAGGGTCCGAGCCCCGCGGTGGTTTCCCGGAGGCCAATTTGCTTGACGAAATGACGAAACCAATTTGTTCAGTTGTGTCATGGCTTTGCCTGCTGTTTAGCGTCAATTGACGAAGCCATGACGTTTGATGAAAGGCCTGGTGCCTGCCCGGCGAGCCGATAGATGGTGCTTGGTCGGCCGCGCTGCTGAGCCACCATCGCGACAACCTGCTCGCTCTCGATCAGCGTGAGCAGAATCTCGCGGCGCAGCTTTGGCTCGATGAACTGCGTGCGCCGCGTCAGTTCGTTTTGTCGAATGCCCTTTTCACCGGCGGCGCGGATCAGCTCGATGACGCGCTTATGGAAGCGCTCGATCTCGTTGTCCGCGAGGTGGCGTCCGGCCTGGATTAGGAGCGTCGCGACGCAGTGATCGACAACCTCGCGCGCCCACTGCGCATCGACGGCACGGATGACAGGTTCCGCCGGGTTGGCGCTCACAGCCTTGACCAGCGCGACCTTGGCGGTGTTCTCCCAGACGCGCGCAAGCACGGCGCTCTGATCGCTGCCGATGGCGGTGCGCTGGCGGTGCGTCATGTCCTCGTCGAGATCGTCGAAGATGGCGAACGCATCGCCTTCCAAGGGCACGGTGATCGGCGCCGGCCGCACAGTGGGCGCGTTGGTTGCGACAAGATTACCCGCAGCTTCGCTACCGCCGACTGCCGCTATGCTCTGGACCCCAGCGATCAGCTCCAGCGGGAGATCAGTGAGCGCGCCGGCGCGGCGGTTGCGATCAGGAATGTCCTGCTCGCTGCGGAAGACCAGGAATCGCGCTAGGCTTCCATCCTGCAGCGAGGCGCTGCTCAGCGCACTCCAGAACGGCCCCGGCGCGCTGACGCCGTGCACGCAGGCGCAGGGCTCGATGATGTCCTGGCGCGGACGCTCGCGCTGATCGGCATATTCGGCGCCCAGGAACGTCGTGCCGGCACTGGTCGCAAGCTCGGTCAAAAGATCCCAGATCTCGGAAAGGTATTTGGGCGCCCTGCGCTTATCGACGACATTGGCAAGGAAACGTCCGAACTCGTCGATCTGGAATAGTGCGGCCGGCTGGCGTGCCAGCGCGGTGATCAGGCCTGCGCCGGAGCCGAGCCGCTCGCCGCCAAGATGATGCGAGAGACCAGCCTGTACCAGGATTTCCTTGATGGCTTTGCGGGCGTGATCCTTGCCGCCGCCACTCTCGGCGATACCCAGCACATAGAGGTTGGAGCGCAGATTGGTAGGCGTGCGCACCTTGCGTCCCATGAGCGCGCCAAGGACCGCGAGCGAGGCGCCGATGGCGAGCCAGGGCTGCGGCCGGATCGCGGTCGCAAGAATGTGTTCGACCATAAGCGCGAGCACGCCGTCGAGCCGAACGAGCGAGGGCGGCGGCGGCAGAGCGAGTGGGAGCTGGGCAGGCTGAGCACGCTGCACCTTGGCCAGCAGCGCTGCGGCCGGATGCACCGGGTGGCGCGGCGCGGAGCCATCGAGCACCAGTGTCGGATCGGGCTTCCAGCCGCGTTCGATGGCATGGTGATAGAGCGTGCCGGCGCCGAGGCTCCTGGGCTTGAAGCCGGACCAGGTCTTGGCGGTGAAGGCGGCATCGTTCTTGGCCGATTGCGCCGACCAGGCGGCGAACAGGTCAGCGCCGGCTTCACCGATCGCGCCCTTGATCGCCATGCCGATGCGCACCCAACTGTTGTAATCGAGGTCCGCGTTCGGGATGAAGGCGAGCGCCGCGCGCACCGCTTCCGGCGTGCCCTGCTGGGCGTGGCCCGCGCGGCCCTCGCCGGATGCAAGACATACAGGCCGCAGGTGCTGCGGCAGCATCGCGGTGGCTTCGTCGAGAAAGGCCCGTGCCTGTGCCTCATCGATCGCCGGCAAGCTTTGCAGATCGAGATCGGCAAGGCTCTCTTCCGGCCAGTCGTAGGGCCGGCCGGTTGCGGGATGGATCGCATAAGCGACGAACTGCTGACCGAGGCAGAGCACCTCTAGCGGGTGCCGCTTGATGCCCTTGAACGGCGCGATGGTGCGGTAGACGAGCAGGCGCTTGGGCGGGCGGCCGATGCGCAACGCCGGCGTGTCGCCCAGCCGCTCGCGCGCCAACCGTTCAATGCCATGCGCGAGTTCGGCATCGTCGGCGATATCGATGTCAACCGCGGCGACGGCGCCGCCGACGATGCCAATGCCGGCGTCCGGCCAGCGCCGCCACTGTGCCAGCTCGAGCTCGGTGGTGGTGCGCGCGGCGTGCCGGGTCCAGTCCGGATAATCGCGCCAGCCACCACCACGATGACAGCCCGGCTTCTTGGTGCCGGGCTGGATCGGGATGATGGGGTAGCCGTTGGCAACAAGCCGCGCGCCGAACCGGTCCATGAAGCTCGGCGTGCCCATCAGAACGGCACCCGCTCGCTCATGCCGTCGAGGCAGCCGCGATCCTGTCCGGCGAGGTCGCGCAGATGGTCGCAATAGCCGGTGACGATCACATCGATCAGCGTGTGCCACTCCTCGATGCTCAATTGCGCGAGATCGGTTTTGCCGAGGCTGTCGAGGTACTCGCCGCCCAGGGTACCGCCGTGCACCATCGCGGCGCGTTCGTTCGGAGTGGGATCGATCATGCCACGCCTCCAGTGACAGAGGTCCTGGCAGATGCGTGAGCAGAGCTCACGGTAGCTTTGGTCGCGTCCGGGATTGTCGACGGAAAAGTTGGCGTTGAACCAGCCGAAGCCGCGGGCCTGGCGATGGCAGACGGCGCAGAGGCTTGAGCCGAGGTGTCGCATGGATCGAACCTGTAATTGACGATTTCGGTGAAGCGGCCGCTCGGGCGCACCTGGATGGCGGTGGGGCGCGGCAGCACGTCGCTGATCGCCAACGCGGCCGCGATGGTGGCGGGCACCGGCGCCGTGCTGCGCGCGCGCCACCAGGCGGTAGCCTTCTCGCGGGCGTAGCCGGTGTGCTCGAAGCAGATCCATTCGCTGTGGCGAACGAGCCCGCAGCGATAGTCGACCCGCAACGACGGCGGCTTACCCGGCTTCTCGTGCCGCCCGTAGGCAACATCGGACACCGCGACCCACTGCGGCCGCATGTTGGACAGGATCGCCAGCGTAGTGGCGGTGGCGGCAACTTTGATCTGGGGCGGCGGGAACTGGTGTCCGCAATCCGGGCACTGGCGGACCGCCGCCGCCAGGATGCTGTCGCAGTCCGGGCAGATCTTGGTGGGTGCTGCGCCGTCGCCGTCGGTGGGCGTGCGCGGCGTGACAGCATCGACCGGCCCGTGCCGGGCCACGTTGCCGGCGAAGTCGAGCACCAGGCAGTTGTCCTTGCCGGGCGCCAGCCGTGTGCCGCGGCCGGCCATCTGCACATAGAGGCCGGCGGACTTGGTCGGGCGCAGCATGGCGATCAGATCGACCGCCGGCGCGTTGAAGCCGGTGGTGAGCACGCCCATCGAGGCCAGCGCCCTGATCTCGCCGCGCTTGAAGGCTGCGATGATGCGGTCGCGCTCGGCGGTCGGCGTATCGCCGAAAATGGTGGCGCAGGAGACGCCGCGCTCGCGGATTGCTTCCGCCACGTGGGTCGCGTGTGCAACGCCGGAGCAGAACATGAGCCAGGACCGCCGGCCCTCGCCATAGGCCAGCACCTCGTCGATCGCGGCCTTGGTGATCGGGTCGCGGTCGACGGCGGCCTGCAGCTCGCCTGCGATGAACTCGCCGCCGCGGCTGCCGACGCCGCCGACGTCGAGCGTGACCTCCGTTGCCTTGCTGACCAGCGGGCAAAGATAGCCCTGGTCGATCAGGTCGCGGATCGAGACCTCGTAGGCGATGTCGGTGAACAGCCGCTCGTCGCCCTGATGCAGCATGCCGCTATCGAGCCGATAGGGCGTTGCGGTGAAGCCGATCACCTTGAGCTGCGGATTGATCCGCGCCAGCGTGTCGAGAAAGCGCCGGTACATGGTGTCGGAGGTACGCGGGATCAGATGCGCCTCATCGATCAGCACCAGATCGCAC